TGCTTTCCGTGCGGACGGCCGGCACACCGAAATGGCGCTTCAGCCGGCCTTCGCACCATTGACACCGCAGACGATGTTGGTCTCGAAGCATCTGGGCGTGAGACTGGAGCTTCTCCAGCTTCGCGCTACAGTCCTCGCAGACGTAGATGTAGATGGGCATCACGAAGTCTCCTTTGACGGTCCTTCCTCTTCCTCCTCTGACGGCATCATGGCCATCTCAGGCAGCTTCAGCTTGCCAAGCGGAAGCCCATATAAGTCCTCGCTTTCCAGGATGTCGACTAGGTTGTTCCAAGGTCCCACTTGCCCACCTTGTGCGAATACCTGAAGGATTGGCGCGAACGCCGCCATCAGTTCCTGGATGTTCTCAAGCTGATTTTGGCGGTTCTTCCGCCGCCCGCTGCCCGCCTCTACCGTGTAATGCAGATCAGCAACAGCCTCTTCGGGCGTCTCGACGTTGACGAGATCCTCCCATAATCGGCTTGCAGGACCGTATTCTTCCGGTCCCATCGGTACGGGTTCCGAGAAGAGTTGGGCCACGTCCTGGGCGCGAATATAGAGCCGCGCCATCTGACCTTCCGCCTTGGCTACCTGGCTGTTCCACTCTTCAACGGCGTCCGCGTAATCGTTTGGCCGGTTGGTGACGTGCGCTTCCCGGATACCGGCCTCCCGTGCCGATCGCATCTGCCGACCCGACTCTCCCCCGTACAACAGCGGGTCCATGCCGGTGGCCTGCTCGAACGCCCGTTCGGTTTGGGCGAGTATCTTCCAAAGGTCTGCTTGCACGGGTGGAAATGAGAGAATGTGGATCAGTTTCTCCAGCTCTGGCACCATCTCACTGTCAACAGGCACAATGGTCTGATCCAAACCTTTCTCAATAGCCTTCCGTAGCGCTTCTTCAAGCGACTTCGCCGTGATGATGATGTCCCGGCTGGTCACGCGAATACGACTCATCAAGAAGCTATAGAGGTGATCCAGGAAGATTTGCAGTGCCATACCAGCTTGAAGCGGACTCGTCGCCCAAGGGTTCTCGGCATTCGGATAGATATCCAGTGGTGTGCAGGGAAACGGGTTGGCTTTGTCGGCATAGAAGGCGATCGGCCAACGTAGGGCGTTGGCCAGTTCGTCTGGCGTTCCCTCTTCCCATAGCTTCGGGCTCACGTTCAGTGGGAAGTCGAGGCCAGGCAGGATAGCCAAATAGATATTCGGCTCCAGGGCACCCACGGCGTCGGTTCTAACCCGATCATCGTCCCGGAGTATCTCGCCAGCGGTGTGAAGCCGCTCCCCCATGCCGATCCGGCTGAAGACCTGGAACCACCGGCAACTGTCCCGTTCTCGCTGTGCGGTTGGCTGGTTCTCGGTGCCTGATCGTGTAACGCTACTATCGCTTTCGGCCGCCGCGCGAATCTTCTCGGCGTCAAGATACTCGTCCCGAGCGAATACATCGGCCAATCGCCAGCTCGGCCAGTACCTTTCACGGATGATGAATCCCTGGTCGCGCCATTGCTTGGCCTCGGGGTCGCAGAACAGCCCGTCGACCGTATCGAAGTGACTTGCCGGCATTCGACCAGCAGGGGCGTCTGGGATCACTTCATGCCAACAAATCCCACGACCCTTCACTAGGGCCTCTTGAATACAGATGCGTTGCTCCCGCTTGGCGCCGTACTCAGCCGGGATGTAGTTTAGATACCACTGGAGGAGCCATGCCGTAATCTGCTCTCGCAGGTTGAGTTGGTTGTGGTTGAACACGAGCCCTTGGAGCATAGCCAATTCGTTAGGCACTTCGGCACCAGTCCCAACGGGCATCTGGGCGAGTGCCGACAGCTCGGCTGGCAGCGGCGGTCCACGGGACTCTACTCGCCGGTGCGGAATTTTCGCGTGAACGAACGGCAGCACGACATTCACGAACTCCCGGCACTTGTAGATTCGCGGCTTGTAGTACGGTCCCTGCTGATCGGGCGTAGCGAAGCGGAAATAGTCGCCCGTGATGTACAGCTCCTTATAGGACTTGTTCATGAAGCCCCACAGAAGGCGCGCATCGTCTCCAAAGTCCACGTTCTTCTGTTTGGCGGACTCTTCACGCTGCTGCGTCCAGCAATCGACCAGGGCTTTCAGATACATCACAACCATTGCAGGTTGCCTTAGTCAGATGACGACACGGCCAACGCATCGGCAGTTTTCTGGGAAAGTCTGGGGCGTCCGGGTTTACGGCGGGCCAATTCCTGCTGCATACTGTCCAGCTTGTCCGTCAAGTCGTCGATCTTCCTTTCGAGCGATTCAACGCTGCCGTCTTTCCTTTCGAGACTCTCGACTCGAAAGGCCAACTGTTCGACAACCGCGTCTATCCGATCGACCTTCGGGGTGATTTGGTTCAGCGCTTGTTGCGCCGGTGCAAATCGAAACAGACCCATGAAGATAGTGCCGTCAGTGTCGTCAGTATTGCGTTTTTGGGCCTTCTCGAACTTGCCGGGAATATCGAGACGGGGATCGTCAATGTGCCAGCAGAAATCCAGAAAAACTGGTACTCCGCTGTCTGTTACGCAGCGGACATTGCAGCACTGACCGCTGACGTTGGTGATTTCGCCCAGAAGCGGACTGCTGAAATCGCGCTGGGTTGAGGCTTCGATTTTGTCCCCAACGTGGCAGTTGTGCAGGTAGTCATAGGCCGACATTACACGTACTCCTTTTGTCTGGTAGTGGATTTAACCAATTCGCATCGCTGATGTGTATTCACACCCGCCTTCGCCGGCTGCCAATGCCTTTAACTGCCGGTGGCGTTGCTGTTCATGGAAAAGCTCGACCACGGATGGGTTTCGTCGCGGCTTGCCGTCCGCTTCCGTGATGCTCAACGGTTCGGGTTGATAATAGCCTGGCTCGAAGGCGGCCCCGTATTCCAAGGCTTCGAGTAGATCGCGGGCCACTCGATTACCACGGTTGACGATACCTGCGGGATCGCTCTGGGCCGTGCGAATCTGTTGATCGAGGAGCGGAATAGCCCCTTTGGCGACCTGGAGAATCGGGAGACCTTCAAAGGGGCCATAACCCCGCGGGGCCAACCACGTCTTGAGGGCCAAAGTACGGGCCTCAACGTCGTTACAACCCGGGAAGAACCCACACAGTGGACCGGGTCGCCTGATTTCAACGCCCGCAGTTTTCAACGCGGCCCACATGATTTCGGCCACACACCGATCCTTGACTCCACCAACATGCCTCACTTTGCCCCGCTGCTGGTCACAGACTACAGCCTCGAATTTGGTGTTGCTCTGTCGGGCTTTCACCTCTTGAGCCCACGTCTCTGGTCCTGCCTGTCTCAAATCAAACCCGTCGTAGACCCACCGATGCCGCTCTTGCGGGTCCACAGCGACGAATAACGTCGCACAGTGCGGAATCGACGGGTCAAGCAGAATGTACCGAGCCCAATCGTCCGGAATTAGGAAAGGCTCGTAGCCGTGAATGTCCTGGGGATCGTAGTCGCTGTAGATATACCGTCCGAAACTTGCCAGCTTCCCGTAGTATCGTACATTAACCTCTTCTTCGCTGGTGAGCGTTTCTCGCAAAAACTCGCGCTGCGCATCGGTGATGTACGGGTTGTCCTCGATGTAGAGCCAGAACACGTCAATATAAGGGGAGCCGGATTCAGACTTGTGCACCAATTCTGCAAGCTCCGGCCCGCCTTCCTGGCCGGTGGCTGACCACATCAGCTTACCGTTGTGCTTCAATATCCGCGGGATCAATTCATTGATCCACATGGCAACTCGGTTCAGATCCTCATCGACCAGTGCAAGATGGATCTGCCGGCCGCGAGGGGGCGGTCCATTGCTAGACCGCCAGAGAATCTCCCAGCCAGTAGTCAATCGGCTAAGTCGAGGAATCTCTTTGCCGGCGTGTTCCCATGCGTGTTCTCGCACGTATCGGTCGGGAATCAGCGGCGGCGCGTCAATCCATTTCTCCTGATACGCCAGGTCATACGGGTCAATGTGCTTGGGGTCGTAGGGATCAGGGCGCACGGCCCGCAGGTTGCCAGTCTGCTCATCGGGAATTAGTTTGAACTCTCCCGGCCGGAACAGCTTTTTGTAAATCGGATCGGCGAGGTGGTCGCCGTCTTTTCCGACGATGATGGCGCATCCATCCCGCTGGGGGAATTGACCGGTAGAGTCACGACCGAGAACGACGTTGGAAAACTTGAATAGAGCATGGAGCGTCTTCCCCGACTGGTTCGATCCTACCGCGATGGAAATAGGGCATGTGGACAGCAAGAAGTCTGCCAAGTGCGGCAGCGGCGCAAAGTGTCGCAGCGATTCATTCTTCAGTTCGGAGACGAGCGACTTGAGGTACTTGATCCGTTTCCGGCGGATGGCCCGAGTGGCTTTAGGTGGCGGGGACGGGGAGTGAGCTTCCGGTCGAAAACGATTCTGCATTCGCTGCATCAAATCGTCCAAGTCGGGCACTTCGGCAAACAAGCTATCCGCAGTTGCACTCACTTGGCGTTTTCCTGTTCGAGGTCATCCAGCTCCTCCTGGACATCTTCCAGTGGATCGCCACTATCCCCAAAGTCGGTGACGGTGCCGGTTTTCGTCATAGTCAACAGGATGGCGAGGTCCATTTTCACCCGCTGGGCGTGACCGCGAGGCAATGCCTTGTAATCCTCCGCGAACTCGTGAATCCATGTATCGAGTCCCCCAAGTCCGTCAATGATAGCGGCTAGGATAGCAGCAGGATCGCCAGCATCGTTACGTCGTTTGGTCATTTCCTTCTACCGTTTCAGCAATGATCTGTACTTTGGTTTGCCATATGCCGCCCGCCGTCTGCCATCGTTCTGAAGTGAGCCGGCCGATAATCACCACGTCGTGCCCTGAGGGCATCGCGTTCAATGCGCGAGCAGCGTCGTTTCGAGCGATGATTTCAAACTGCTCTTTCCCAATCAGGACGACTGCGGCTGCGATGACTTCGTGTTTGTAGGGGATATCTCGCAACAAGGGTGACCGTTCGAGTTTTCCCTCAAGCCGAACGCTCGCAGAACCACTTCCGGCATGTTCCGTTCGGTGATCGTCAACCAACCTTTTCCTCCGCAATGACAGTTAGGGTCTGGGGCCTGTCGGCATTGCCGACACACGTAGGCTGGGATATTGGCCACGATGTGCTGGCGAATCGTCTCGAACAGGACTCGCAGGGCCTCTACGTCTACGTGGTAACACGCCGAATCTGCCTGTGCAACGGTGTCGATGACCTTTAGTTCGAGATCGTAGATGTCCATACAGTGTCCCAACAGCAGCCGGCGCCCTATAAAAACGGGCGCCAGGTGCTTGGGAACAGGCATCAGGTTCGCATCGCGCTCCATAAATTACGCATTGGTGCCCACGAGGGCGGGCGGATCGACCCACACAGTGGTTGCCGTGGCACCGGTGTAGCTGGAAGCGTATTCCAGCTTGCCGAGCACGAACTCACCGGCAGCCGGCTGCGCTTTGTTGGCAATCAGCCCCGCGTTGTCTACAGTGATCGGAATACCTGCGGACAGGTTGGTCACGGCCGCGCCGGTGAGGATGTCACACCAGCCCTGCAAGACGACGTAGAACAAGTCGTTGGCTGGAATGCTTGCGCCAACGGCGTAGGCGTCGTCGATCGGCAGCGCAACCGCCCCCGCAGTGTCGCAGGGGAACGTGAGCATCTGGCTGACCATTGCGAGCGCGGCGGTCGTTTTGAACTCGCCGCACTTGCGAGCCACGGTGATCGCCGAGCCCGTGAGATTGCGGACACAGAGCAGCACAATCAACTGGTTGCTGTCGTGCTCCGAATCCTCCGAGTAGTACGCCCGACCTTCCAATTCCGCTCGGTACGTAGAGGTCGGGGTAATCAGTCCTTCCGCAGCGGTTAGGCCACGGTTGAAAGGAAGTTCGCCGATGATAGGAGGCATCATCGAGTTGTCTCCTTAGTTGGTGAAAGTGGTAACAAACGGACAACTGGCTTACGTGCCAGCGGTGCTGATCGCCTCCAGCTTGCCATGGTATGCCGGCGAGTCCGTCCACAGCTGGCAGTACGAACTCAGCTTCGTGAGCTTCTCGCCGGTACGAATATCCTTGTCTTCCTCGACTTCGATGATCTGGCTTTGCATACACCAGAGGTGCAGCTTTTCCCAGGTCAAAAGATATGCGACAGCGGTTGGGATGCCGTACTCTGAGGCGATCTCGATGCCGTTGAACTCCAGCGTCTTGTAGCCAAGGCGCGTGAGGTTACTGTCCGCAGTGGTCGTGAACCGCTGATCGCCACGGAGCGAGTTCTTGGCCTTCGTCAGGAGCGAACCCGACATCAGGCAGATGTCTGGCGTCACCGTTTGAAGGATCTCCATGAACGTAACGGCCTGGTTCAAGGCGTATTCCCACTGGTTGGTCCAGTTGGTCGTGCTGCCTTCGAGACCTGTGTTGTTGTAGTCGACGATGAACGGCGACCAGCTATGGTACTCGACATCACCGGTGCCGGTCGGCCAGCCGTTGCCGGATTCCGCAGTCCAGGACCCCGTAACGCCAAGATCGGTGTCGATGCCGGCGTAGGAGTCGTCCGGGTCAGCGAATACACTGTCGGTGATGCACGACCCGGTGTTGCCGAACCAACTTTCCAGTCCGTGCATGTCTTTCGAGCCGGTCGCACCGCCGTCGATGTAGAACTTTGTGCGGAAGTCCTCCAGGAAATCTTTGCTGAGACCCTTGAGGATTTTGGCCATCGGACCGAAGTAACCGGCCTCGCCTTGCGTGACGAGTTCCTCAAATCGAGTTCGATACTCACGGAGGTCGTACCCTCGCCACGGAAGCTGGGCGATTTTCTTAACCGTGGTCCGCTTGAACGCACCAGCGGTCGGGTCGCCGGAGATCGGATTGATTGTACGACGCTTCAGAGTCGGACGGAATTCGAGCTGATTTCCGCCTTTGTTGAACTCGACTTGGCCCCGCGACTTCATCTCTCCCATGAAGACCGACTTTCGGTCGATGGGCGCGATTTCGTCGCGGATGTAGAGGTTCAACGCCCGTACCGCTGGCCGCGCTGCGGTTGCGATATGGGTGGTTGTCGTGGTTTCTGCCATCTTAGAAAAACCTCCAGCTTATCCGTCACAACGGACTTGCTTGGTTGTTGAAGGAAATGTCCAAGGGAGCATGGGAGCCACGTCGGTGCTGGTGTTTTGAACTTCTCGGGAGCAATAAAAAGTCGGGGCGGCACGGATCGCGGGAGCGAGTGTCCGTGTACGGGTCGCTACTTTGGAGGCGAGTGTCCGTTACCGCCCCGTCCACACCAGACGACGCTCCCACTTGTTCGCCTGGCTGGATGTTTGCTAAAGTTCTCCGGTCTGTTGGGCCAACCGGCGAAGGATTTCACCTTCGTCGGTGATGCCCTGTTTCCGTAGATCATCGGCTCCAAGCACTTTGGGGGGCTTTCTGGCAGTGCTGGGCTGGCGGCCCGCGCTGCGACCTGGCTGCGGTGTCTTTTTCTGGGCCGGCATCTCAGCCTTGGCCACCCAATACGCCGCCTCCCAGCGAGCTAAACTGCCTGGGTCATGTCTCTCAATCAATCCTTGCCCGCCATCACGCTGCAATGCAACCATGCGGTGGCCGAGGGCTGTTAGTTGGTTCGCTTTGCGGTCCTGCCAAATGTCGCCGGCATGGTCTGAGAACCAGGATTCCCGCTCGTATTGCTCGCTGCTGGAAGTCCACTCTTGTTCCTGCTCGGCAAGCTTCTTTTCAAGCCCAGCGATCCTCTGCTGGAGCGCGGGCAGTTCGTTCTGGGCAATCTCAAGACTCCGGCGTTGAAGGGTCCGTTCTGCCTCTAAACCGCGTCGGAACAGCGATTCGTCGCGTTCCGTAACTGGCTTGGCCTGCTCAATACGAGCCTGGTCAAGCAGTGCTTGATATTCACTGTAACTGCTAGGCAGATTCGACTTGGATTCGGCTGGCGTCGATTTGTCCTCAGCCGATTTCGATTGGCCCTTGAATCGGGCGAACGCTTCCTCGACGCCCAGTTCACGAATCATGCGACCGGCCGAGGCGTCCTCGTTCTTTTGGCTGGCCCAGCGGCCTAATTCCTTGAGCCCCGCCGCGGCTGCCTCATCGTCGGCGTACCGACTCATATCCCAACCAGTGGCCTCGGCAACGGCGTCCCGGAATGCCGCTAGAGATTCGGTAGGCTCCCCCTCTGAAGGTTCGCCAGTGTCCTCGTCTTCGGGCTCTGTGGTGGTCTTTTCTGACGGTTCACCACCCTCTAGCGGGGCAGCGTCATCGTCTGAAGACTTATCGGCGAGAGTCTTTTGCTCTTCGTCAATCAAGTCTTGAAGGGTGGGTTCGGCTGTAGAGGCGTCTGTAGACATGGAGAGTGCTCCCTACGCGAAGTCGGTGCGGACGGCACAATTCGTGTGGGAGCACGCGCGGGCTTGGTGCCGAAATCAGCCTGCGTCAACGCGACCCATTATATGGGGGGGCGCAGTATCACTGCAAGAGAAAAAGAGCTTGGTGTGTACGATTTTGTACACACCCCGAAGGTGGTGTCAGTCCCAGATGAGGGGGAACGGGTGTGTGACACCTTGTGCCGTAAGTCGTTGGCGCACACGGTCTTCTGACCACGTTCGCGGCATTCGGTAGGGATAGAAATTGAGATATTCGCCTGCGTCCGGGCCCCTGGCGAGCCGAGTAGCCAAATCAGCGACTTTACCGGCCTCAAGCTCTTCCTCTGGGGGGAAGTACCCGATATCGAGATAGCCCGTCCCATAGTGGCGTATACGCAGCTTGACGATCCAGCATTTGCGGGGCTGATACCAGAAGACGTTCTTCAGCCGACTACGCCGCTGGGCTTGTTTGGCCATCCTCTTCCTCCAGCGGGCGAAAATGCCGGCAGGCGATACGATTACTCCGGCAAGGCACGTTCATGCCGAGCCGCATGAATCCCATCTTTCCAGGGGCCTGGATCGGCCCGCTCGCAGGGATCACTTGAAGTATGGGCGGATCGACGCAGCAGTCGCCCTTGCGGATGGATTTTTTGTCAGTACACCCGATCACTTCCCTGTTGAGGTCTAGCGGCGATGCCTCGTTGTTCTGGTCCTCGGGTTCCCAGTAATAGCACTCTCCGCAGTAATGTCTCATGGTTCCCTCTTTGTTTGGATCGTTCCAGGCAAACTATTGACAGGGTTCAAATCGTGCAGACCGCCGTCCCGGTCCCACACGTCAGCGTATTCGTCGGGAATCTCCACGATCGGCTTCAGATCCGCGCCGCCGAAGGCCGCAGCGTAGACTCGGTTCCACCCCCCGCAGTGGCGGGCGGCGAGGCACCGGTTGCACGGGTTCTTGTTGGCAACGCTCTCTCCGCACGCGATTGATGCTTTCCAGAGACGATCCATATCGTGGACTTGGAGATCGTAGTTCCATTCCCATGGATCGAAAAAGACGTAACGAGCGTTGACAACGTAGGGCCAGAACTG